ATATTCCATTTTTACTATAGACATTATGTGTTATTTTTTCTTGCGCATGCCTATCTTGAAACTTTTTTTTTACAACTTTAACTGCATTTGGATCAGGTGTAGTTTTGTCAAGGATTGCTTTGCCTGTTTTTTTAGTTATACTAGCAAGACCGGGAATAATATTCAATGACAATAAGTCGCCAATCAATTCACCGGCTTCATTATCAAAAGCCAAACCTTTAGATGCTAACCATTCCTTTACATCTTCATAAGTTGGAAATACTGTTTCTTCTGCTAATCCTTGTGCAAAAGCTTCTAAAGCAGATAAATTTTGTGGTGAGCCAGTCAATGTTTGTATCGCCTTGCCTACTTCTTCATGACCATGTTGCTGTGCAAATTGACCAAATAAATTTAATAAATTTTGTTTAGGTTGAGATACAACTTTTGCTGTACCTGAATAGAGTTGTTCCATAGTGCCGGGAAGACCTAAAGTACCAGATGTCAACCCAACACCAACAGCACCATAAAACTCTTTAAAACCTTCTGCTTCAGCCATACGAATTTCTAACTCAGAAGGAATGACAAAGTCTTTATTTGGCTTTTCATCATCTGCAACATTCTCAGGTTCAAATTCAACCTCGGCTCGATATAACCCATAGTTTTGCATGAGATCATCTGACATTTTTTAAAGCCTCCTCATATTCTTTTCTTTTCTCTTTTATTTCTTCTAATCTTCTTGTAAAAATAAGTGCTGATTTTGGTGCTTTTGATTTGCTAATTCTTTCAAATAAATTTGTAATAAATGTTGAATCAGGATGTAGACTATTTTTAAGTGTATTAATATCAGTGCCTATGCTGTTAATATAATTTATTAAAGACTCGTCTTCTAATAATTCAAAAGCACTTTTAAGATCACTTATATATAATTTTAATAAGTTTTCATACTCTTCTTGCCTCATTTTGACAGTTTCATCACTAATAATCTTTGCTTTAATTTCTGTAGGATCTGTTGTTCTAGGCTGAAAGTTGGGTTGATCTTGATTCTCACGATTATATTTTTCATTAGCTGTAATTGTGCCTTTAATTTTGTCATTTATAAGAACACGTTTTTGATCTTTATCTAACTGAGAATCTTCTGGCCCTGAAAGTATAGTCGTAACCTCATCAACGCTACGAATAATAGCTTGCATCTTTTTATTTTCTAATAAATTACCAAAGATTCTAAATGCTTGATCTTCCGGAATACCATCAGGATAATCTTCAGTAATAATTTGAGATGCAACAGTCATCAAAGCAGTAGGTGTTGTAATTTTGCCTTCAAGAATATCGTCTCTAAGTTTACGTCCTTGGATAGAATTTAAAATACTAGAATCATTTATTTTAGTGTTAGCTTCATCTAAAGCAGCAATATTGGTGTATTTATAGTTAGTAGATTGTTTTACATATTCACGTAGTTTTGTTTTAATTTCAATCTTACGTTCTTCTGTTGGATCCCCATATATATATTCATCTTCCAATGCGCTTGTTTCTATTGCAATTTTTTTCTCTCTAAAAGTATTTGTATCTGTTTGTATTTTTCTTTGCTCTTCTACGTATTTAGCTATAGCATCATCAATATCATCTTTCATTTGTTCCGTAACAATTGTAGAGTCTTGATATAAATCTGCATATGAATTTTGTAATTCGCCTGAATGTAATTTGTCTAATAAAGCAGATGGGCCTTCATCTAAATCAATAAGCGCACCTAATTTTTCTGTAATTACTTTAGCAATAATCTTGTTTTCTTTTTCTCTAAAATCAGTAATTTTATCAATACCAGCATTGTCTTTTAACAAACCATATGAAGCGATAATGTCATTTTTAATATCTTTCATCCATACAATAGCTGTAACTGGATCGCCTTCGCCTAATTTTTTTTCAAATAAATTTAAACCATTTGTTGTGAATTCATCAATTTGTGCTACTTTTTCCTGATAAGAATATTCTAAAGCTAATTCATTGGCTGTAGAATAAACGTCATATCCCAACTTGTTTGTTTGTGCATTAAATTTTAAAGCAGCATCTGGAGAAATTTGTGCAATAACATCATATGTCCCATTAATTTCTGCTTGTAAAGAACTAGCAATAGCCTCTGCATCATCAAAGCTTAAGGTTCTATTTTCAAGTTGTTTTTTAATTAACTCTGTTTTACTTAAAAAAGTTGCAATTGAATCTTGTCTTAGATAATCTGCTTGCACTGCGCGCGCTGCATCACCATAATAAGATCCTTCTTTAGCAAACAGTGCATTGACATCCTGTTTGTTTTCAACTGCATCATATATTTGTTGTAAAGATGGCGAATTTTTAACCGCATACAATTGGCCTTTAGTTACTGCTTCTTCTTTTAAAGATTCATAAAAATAAGAGGATAACTTATCTAGCCTTCCTTCTAATGTTTGTGAGCTACGTAATGCTTGTTGACTTGCAACATTAGTCAATTCACCAACAGGTAATAAATTCTGTGATCTTTGGTATTTATCTAAGGCCATAATTTATCCATACAATTTATCATAAGAATAAGCTGCTTCACCAAGTTTAATTGCAGAATCAAGCACGCTAGAAGTAACAGCTTCTTTGCCAGCCATTTTATATGCTTCTTTGTTTACAAATCCAGTTGTCATAATGTTATTAAGATTAAATAAATCCATTTTATAATCTTGGCCATATTCTTGGTCACTAATAATTTGAGCTAATAATGCTGATCCATCTAAGCCACTAACACCTCTAGCATAAGATTTAGCTAAAGTTGAACCTTGTATTTGTTGTAATTTTCTTAAGCGTTCAGCAGCACTCATAGTAGCATTGGCACGTTTAATCTCCATATCAGCCAATGTTTGAGCTGCTTGAAGTTCATATTGGCTCTTCATAATTTGGCCTTGACGTATACTTTGAATCATACTTAACCCTGAGGATGCAAAATAGCCGGCTTGTTTTAGTGTAATATCGCCAAATAAATCTGTACTTAATAATGGTCTATTTAAAACATTACTAATGCTACTTCCAAGTGTACTAAAGAATCCTCCACCGCCACCCATACCGCCACCCATAGCTGCTGGTGTGGTAAAAATAGATGGAGTAGCAATAGCCCCGGCAATAGGGGCTAATGCAGATGCAGTAAATAAACTAGCTCCAGAAGTAGCTGCTGCAGCTCCAAATCCTGTCATTGTTGCCCCGGCAAAGGGTACGGCTGCTGCCATAATTATGCTCCTTGATGTACTGACACTTTATATTCCATACCTAACAAGGTAAACTTAGATGGCGTAGATTGTGTCACTGTAATCTGTCCATCTGCGCTGTAGCCTAGTATACCATGTAATGTCTTTGTCCCTGTATACTCTGGTACAGCAGTATCTAACGCTCCAGTACCTAATGCTCGAATAGGAACTAAGTTACCATTAATGACTAAATTTTGTGTTTTATATAACAATGCATTAACTTCAACAATACGTTTTCTAAACCCAATACGAGTTCCCGCTTGCACTTTTAATTCTAATGGCATTGTTTTAATTTCTACTGTCATAGGTAATCCAACTTCAGATGATGCGGTAGGAGGATTAACAAAAGTAACAGAACTGTCGGCAGTTTGATTTAACTCAACATAACCGTCTGAAATTACATTAACAGTTTGTCCATCAATGTGTGATGCATCCAAACTAGCAGCAGTAGTGCCGATAACAGCAGAATCTGTGAGTCTTTCATTTTCAAATACCTCAACATAATATTTATCTATTCCACTATCAGAACGTTTGACCACTGTATAAATGTCTGTAATATCTACCCCTATATCAATAAATGAACCCACCGTAGTAAACTCAGATGGAGCAATAACATTTTGCGCACGTAGTAAAGAAAATGCTGCAATCGTTCCATCGTCTGCATTGACAATGAGTAATAGATCATTTTCATCAGTATTAACGCCACGTCTAATATCCATACGTTTTGGATTTTTTAATAAATGGCCAGAAAGCAAAGATATTTTAGAAGTTAAATAAGTTAACTGTGTATCAGAATAGGCAATTTCTGCTAATGCTTTACCTTGACGTTGTACGAATAAAATACCAGATTCAAGTTGTTTAACACGTACGCCTTCTTTACATCCATTACGTGATGTGGATGATAAGAAAAAGTCAGTAGGCGTAATTGGAACTAATCCTTCTTGCGGAACATAGAACTCACCGCCCGTAGTAAACACTTGCAAATCACGACCACTAATAATATCAACGATAGCATTAAAAGTATTAGTATCAAGAGTAGCTTCAACAGCGTCATCATCCAATCCTTCCACTGGCTCAAAATCAAAAAACAGTCCTACTTTAGAACCCCATATAGTAGACGGTCTAGATTGTGATCCACCAAAAAATAATCGTCCTTGATGAAATGTTACTGATCGAGGCCATCCGCGTGAAACAGACCATACATCTTCGTAACCAGTTTCTAATTCCCATTTACCATTAGCAATAACTGATGTATCAAAGAATGGAAATTCAGTCACTACCTTGACAGATGTAGTACCAACATATTCTACAATTTTAGCTCGGCCTTGAGGATCCACATTAATATATTGATTGACATGGCCACTATTAAATACACCAGATGATGCAGTTAACGTAACTTTGCCTGATACAGCACTAGGTGTAAGTGTTCCGGCTGGGTTAGATGTGCTAATTGTAAATGCATGTTTTGGTGTTGAATCAAACGTAATGTTAGAAATTGTCCATGTAGAATCATTTGCGCCACGAACAATTTTTATAGGGCGATGATCTTCATGAACTATAATTAATGTATCAGCAGATTGAGTCCAAACAATATGATCTAAATGTGTACTAGTTAAACCAAATCCACTTGTATCTAAATATGGATTACCAGAACCGTTAATATTTGTTATAAGAACTTTGTCTTTATAAATATACATTCTGTCTGTAGTAAAACAAAGCATATAACTATCATTGACAGAAAATTCAAAACTAACAAGACGCACACCATTTGCTGGAGTGCCGCCAAGTTCATTTAAAAAGCGAGTGCCTGGTCTACGTCTTACCCCACCTTGAGGTTGGCATACTACATTCTTAGCACGCTCTAAACCATTTTTGTAGTTTTCAATATCAACACGTGAGCGAATTAATGGATCAAGCTCGCCCGAAGTAAAGTTAGTTTGTACGTTTACAAACCTAGCCATTAATATCTCACATCAATTAAAGAGAAGTCTTGTATTGCGTTTGTTGGTTGTCCTTGTCCATCAATGTTCATTGCTTGTCTCATGTAACCACCTCGGCCATTTTCGCCAGGTGTGCCTTCAGCAACTTGTTGCCAATAAGCAGACTTTTCATTTTGATCTGTAATCGGCATTGCTAAATGCCAAGCCATTTGGTATTTCAACAATTGAACAAAGAAATGCGGTAGTGCATATTCAGGTATATTGTATTGGTAATCAATGTATACCTTTTCATAATTTGTTAATACTTTATCGCCTTGAATTTTATAATCTCTTCGAGGCACTGCATAAGTTGTACTTGTATCATATAACGCTCTAGGTCTTGCAATCATGTCTGATGGCATTTGATACTCGTACTTGTATTCGTTAGTGGGTGTTGTAATTAATCGAGCTAATTGAACTTTTTTAAATGAAAAGCTCCATGGATAACTTGCTAATGTTTTAATCTTGACATCAGGGTATAGCCTACTACAAATGTTCGATTCATCTGTCCCTTCTGTAAAAGACGAAATTGGACTTGCGCCTAGCATTAATAATGCATCAGAACATATTTTAATATCGGTATCACCAGTTGCCATTTAATATCTCCAAATGTGCAAATAGACGGGAGCATACACCCCCGTCATCTGCATTTTTACTACTTAGTCTGCGTCAGCTACTGATAGTGCTGTACCATCAGAAACGTCAACAACGCCACTTGCATTAGAAAGTACAGTAACTAATGTTGATGTAGGAACAGATAAGTCCCATACATGAATTAAGTCACCTACTTTTAATACAGTAGAAGCGCCATTGAAATAACCAGATGTATTAATGTCAGCAATAACATCAGTACCAGGTGCTGTATAACTCCACATTTGAGGAGCGTTACCAGCTTTAGACTGACCACCAATCGGTTGTAGGTTGTCTTTAGTATAAGCCATTATAACTTCTCCTTATCTTAAGATTCACGACATGTGAGTTGAACAATACCCTCAGCATCAATCGCAACAGCAGCAGCAGAAAGAACTGTATTTACTAAGTAAGAAGTTTTTTCTGCGATGTAGTTGATTTCGGTGCGAGGAGCGATACCTTCAGCATAACCCATAGCTTGCTTGTGGAATGCCCAAATAGTTCTATCTAAAGAACCATCAACAGCAAGACCACCTTCAGTACGGTCACCAAGTACATGGAATTTGAAACCTAAGAAGGTGTCAACTTCGCCAGATACAAGAGCTTTAACTGTATTGAAGTCAGATGATGTTACAGAAGTTTCTGAAAGTAAAGAAGCTAAAGAGTTAGCATGAATAACCATGTGACGATCCATTGGAGGAACGTTATTTTTATCCATAAGTTTTTTAGCTTCACGTAATTTTGCTACGTTTAAATTTGAATCTGCACCACCGATGTCGTTATCAACAGTCAATGAAGTGCCTGAAGCTGTTAATGCATCAATAATTAACTGATCTTGACGGCGACCAATAG